CACCTTCGCCCTGCTGTGTAAGGCGTCCAGCGAGAACGAGGGCTGGATGAAAAGCGCCAAGGCTATGCAGGTGCCTGGTGGCTGTGTCGTCCAGGTGACCACGCAACAGCGCAACATCGATGGCACCTATTCAGTTGCCGAAGCACTCACCTACGTTCCCGGCGCCCAGATCGCCGATGACGAGAATGGAGGCCGGAAGCTGGTACAGCTCTGACCCAAGAATCCCCGAGGGGATAGGGACCTGCCGTGAGGCACCTCCCGCACCCGCCGGCTCGTCGTGAGACGCCCGGCACATTGATGCGGTGATCGCTGGCACTTTAAAGCCGGGAAGCCACGACTGATACCAGCCCCGGCCATCGCATCACCCTATTCAATGGAGACGCCGGCCGTGAGGCCCGCGTGAACGATATGGCCCGCAAACCGACTGCAAAGCAGCAGCGATTCGTCGAAGAGTATCTCGTAGACCTCAATGGCACCCAGGCAGCGATCCGCGCCGGGTACAGTGACAAGCGAGCGTCGGAGACCGCCTACCAGCTGCTACAGAAAGCGCCAGTTCGTGACGCCATCGCCGCGGCCAAAGCCGAGCGCTCCGAAGAGACCAAGATCGACGCAGCCTATGTGCTTCATCGCTTGGTAGAGATCGACCAGATGGACGTGGCCGACATCCTCCGCGATGACGGCAGCGTGAAGGCGGTACGTAACTGGCCTACGGCCTGGCGCACCTACGTCAGTGGCATGGATCTATCCGAGCTGTGGGAAGGCTCCGGGGGCGAGCGCCAAATGATTGGTCTGCTGAAGAAGATCAAGTGGCCGGACAAGGTGAAGAACCTGGAGTTGCTCGGCAAGCACGTCGATGTCCAGGCCTTCAAGGAGCAGAAGGAGCTGTCCGGCGGACTGGCAATCAGCCATGAGGATGCCCTGGAGGCGCTCGAGTGAATGAGCGCGAGCTGACGATCCGCCGGCGGCTGAAGGACGACTTCGAGCACTACGCCCCCAGGGCCCTGAAGATCCGCTCCAAGAGCGGCCGTGTCGAGCCCTTCGAGCTCAACCAGGCCCAGCGGCATATCCATGCCTGCCTCGAGGAGCAGAAACGCCAGACCGGCAAGGTCCGGGCACTGATCCTCAAGGGTCGCCAGCAGGGCGCCTCGACCTACACCGAGGGGCGCTTCTACTGGTTGGTCAGCCATCGCAAGGGGGTACGCTCCTTCATCCTCACCCACGAGGCGGAGTCCACCGGGGCGCTGTTCGAGATGGCCGAGCGCTATCACGACAACTGCCCGGCCCTAGTCAGGCCTTCGACCGGCGCCTCCAACGCGAGAGAGCTGTACTTCGACCGCCTCGACTCGGGCTACAAGGTCGGCACCGCCGGCAACAAGTCCGTTGGCCGTGGCACCACAATCCAGTACTTCCACGGTTCCGAGGTGGCCTTCTGGCCACATGCCTCGGAGCACGCCAAGGGGATCCTACAGGCGGTGCCGGACGCCCCGGACACCGAGGTGGTGCTCGAGTCCACCGCCAACGGCATCGGCAACTACTTCCACCAGCAGTGGCAAGCGGCCGAGGCCGGCGAGAGTGAGTTCCTGGCGATCTTCGTGCCCTGGTACTGGCAGGCCGAGTATCGCAAGCCGGTGCTGGAGGGCTTCGTCAGGACGGACGCCGAGGAGGTTCTAGTCAAGCTGTTCGGGTTGGACGACGAGCAGCTTCAGTTCCGGCGCTTCAAGATCGCCGAGCTCTCCGCCGACGGCATAGAGGGCACCAGTGCCTTCAAGCAGGAATACCCGATGACCGCCCAGGAGGCGTTCCAGGTCTCTGGGGGCGACACTCTGATCACGCCCGAGCCGGTGATCGCCGCCCGCCGCTACAAGTGCCTGGGCAGCGGGCCGCTGATCATCGGCGTGGACCCGGCCAGGTTCGGTAGCGACCGCACCGCGATCATCCGCCGGCGGAACCGGGCGGCCTACTCGCTCGAGACGTACACCAAGCGCTCCACCATGGAGATCGCTGGCATCGTCGCCTCGATCATCAAGAAGGAGAAGCCGGCCCAGGTGGCCATCGATGTCGGTGGCCTGGGCGCCGGGGTAGTGGACCGCCTCGAGGAGCTTGGCTACGGCGACATCGTCGAGGCTGTCAACTTCGGTGCCGCCGCCGGCGACCCTGAGCTCTATCGCAACAAGCGTGCCGAGATGTGGTGGCTGATGCGCGACTGGTTGATCGACGACACCGCCCCGGTGATGATCCCCGACAGAGACGCGCTGCATGCCGACCTGTGCGGGCCGGCCTATCGCTATGACAGCAACCAGCGACGGATCCTCGAGAGCAAGGAAGACATCGCCAAGCGTGGGCTACGCAGCCCGGACGCTGGCGACGCCCTAGCCCTGACCTTTGCCGAGCCGGTCCGCATCAAGCAGGACGTCCAAGCCCGCGTGGTCGCCGACGCCACCACTGGTTACTGACACCGACCCCAGCCGTGAGGCTCTGATGACAGACCAAGTACACGACACCGACCAGCAGGGCGAGATGGAGCTGACTGCCGAGCGCCTGCAGCGCTTCGCCCACCGGCTGACGCGCATGGCCCATGAGCAGGTTCAGAGCCGCGCGAGCCTCGAGCAGCGCTGGCTGGAGGATCTGCGTCAGTACCATGGCGAGTACGACCCGGTCACCTCGGCCAACCTGCAGGACTCCGAGGGCAGCAAGGTCTTCGTCAACATCACCCGTAACAAGACCAACGCGGCCGAGGCCCGGCTGCAGGACATGCTGTTCCCAACCGACGACCGCAACTGGGGCATCGGGCCCACGCCGGTGCCGGAGTTGGAAGGGGTGGAGCCTGGCGAGACGGCCCTGGGGCCGAACGGCGAGCCCGTCGATCTCAGTCAGATCGCTGAGCAGGTCAAGCGGGCGGCCAAGAAGAAGGCCCGCGCCATGCAGGACGAGATCAACGACCAGCTCCAGGAAGGCCGCTACCAGATCAAGTGCCGCGACGTCATCCACGACGCCGCACTGCTTGGCACCGGGGTGATCAAGGGACCGGTGATCGTCGGGCGCACCAAGAAGCGTTGGGACACCCAGGGCGGCATCTCGCAGCTAACCATCCAGGAGGCCCTGGAGCCATCTGCCGAGCGGGTGGACCCCTGGGACTTCTTCCCCGACATGAGCGCCCGCCACATCGAGGAGGCGGAGTTCATCTTCGAGCGCCACCTCTGGACGAAGCGTCAGCTGCGCGAATTCGCCCGGATGCCCGGGGTGCTGGACGAGCAGCTGCGTGCTGTGGTCAAGGGCGGCAAGGACAATAGCCAGATCGCAAAGGACCATACCAACGACATCCGCGCGATCACCGGGGTGGACTCGATCAACTCCACCAACAAGTACGAGGTGTGGGAGTACCACGGCCCGATCAGCAAGGCCGAGCTGCTGGATGCCTTCGACGAGGCCGGTGAGGAGATCACCGAGGAGGAGGTGGACGAGCTCAACGACGAGGTCGAGGCGGTCGTCTTCTTCAGCGGCAACAACGTGCTGAAGGTGGTCCTCAACCCCATGGATACCGAAGATCGGCCCTTTTCGGTCTTCAACTGGGAGAAGGACGAGTCGGCGATGTTCGGGTTCGGTATTCCGTACCTGATGCGCCAACCCCAGCGGGTCATCAACGCCGCCTGGCGGATGATGCTGGACAACGCCGGCAGCTCGGCCAGCGACATCATCGTCGCCAACCGGCACCTGATCCAGCCGGCAGACGGTAGCTGGTCGAGCCAGCCTGGCAAGAAGAAGCTGTACTTCCTCAACGACAAGAACCGCAGCGTCAACGAGGCCTTCGCCAGCTTCACGATCCCCAATCACCAGGCCGAGTTCGCCAACATTTTCACCATGGCCCGCCAGTTGGCCGACGAGGAGACGAACCTGCCGCTTATCGCCCAGGGCGAGCAGGCTTCCCACGTCACCGACACCAGCTCTGGCATGGCCATGCTGATGAACTCGGCCAACATCGTGCTGCGCCGCGCGGTGAAGAACTGGGACGACGACATCACCCGGCCGACCATCTCGCGCTTCTATGACTGGAACATGCAGTACAGCGATGACGAGGCGATCAAGGGCGACTACACCGTCGATGCCCGCGGCTCCGGTGCTCTGCTGGTACGTGAGAAGCAGCAGGAGAGCCTGTTGGCCTACGCAAGCATCTCCGCCGGCAACCCCGAGATGGCGATCCGCCGCGACTGGAAGGGGCTGGACCGGGAGCTGGCCAAGGCCCTCGAGGTGCCCTACGAGCAGGTCACCCTGCCGGATGGCGAGATCGAGGAGAAGAAGAAGCAGGCCCAAGAGGCCGGCGATCCCGAGATGCAGCTCAAGCAAGCCGAGATCCAGCTCAAGATGCAGGAGGCCCAGGCCAAGGCCCAGCAGCAGCAGCAGGACTTCCAGCTGCGCAGCCAGCAGCAGCAGTGGGAACAGCAGTTCGAGGCCGCCAAGCTGCAGACCGAGCAGGAAAAGGCGCGCCTGGAGATCGCCCTGAAGGAGGGCATCACCCTCGCCCAGCTTGAGCAGCAGGCTGGCCTGGAGTCGCAGAAGCTCGAGGCACAGATGCAGCAGACCGCTGCCAAGCTGCAGACCGAGCGCGACAAGACGGCCGCCCAACTGACCGAGCAGCAGAACGACCGGCTGGCCCGCGAGCAGAACATGCAGATGGGGCACGACAGCTATGGCTGAGCCGACCCACAAGATCGACTCCCGCTCGGACACCTGGAAGGCGGTGCTCGAGTGGGCCCAGGCACAGCGTGACGAGGCCATCGAGGGGCTGATCCATGACCACGACAGCGAGCAGCAGCGTGGCCGGATCGGTGCCCTGGATGACCTGGTTGCCCTGGCAGCACCGGACGACGCGCCGACGGTCGTCGCCGATACCTACACCTGAACCACCGATGGCCGCCCGTGAGGGCCGCTGGAGTGACACATGAGTCAAGAAAACAACGCCCCCGCTGAAGAGTTCGACGACGCCAAGGCTGACGAATATTTCAACGAATTCTCGGGTGACGAGCCGGTCGAGCCCCGTGATCCCCAGGCCGAGGACGAGCCCGCCGAGGGCGACGAGGGCCAGGAGGGTGAGGGCGGCGAGCCGCCCCGCGACGATCAGGGCCGCTTCTCCGCCGAGGGCGATGACGGCGCCGAAGGCGAGGGTGAAGACGATGATCCCCAGGCCAAGCTCGAGCGCCTTCGCTTGGAGGCCCAGAGCTGGCAGCACCGTTACCAGTCCGACCTGGGCCGCCAGAACGCCCTGCAGCGCAAGATTCAGCAGCTCGAGCAGGAGAACCAGCAGCTGCATAAGCGCCGCCAGCCCCGACTAGAGCCTGGCCAGGGTGAGAGTGACAACCCCGAAGGCTCTAGGATGAGCGACGACGAGTGGAAGGCTCTCAAGGAGGACTTTCCCGAGATCGCCAAGGGTGTCGAGCAGCAGATGGGGGCCATGCAGCGCCAGTACGAGGAGCGCATCGGCCAGCTCGAGCAGCAGCTCATCCCCATCCAGGCACAGACCCAGGAACAAGCCCTACGCGCTCAGGAGCAGGCCCTCGAGGCCCAGCATCCCGACTGGCGCGAGACCATCAACACTCCCGACTTCCAGTCCTGGCTGAACGCACAGCCGCCCAAGGTACAGGAGCTCACCGCCAGTGAGGAAGCCGCCGACGCCGCCTTCCTGCTGCAGAGCTACAAGCTGAGCCAGGGTGGTGGCACCAGCAGCCAGGGCAACTCCGGCTTGCAGCAACGCCGCCAGCGGCAGCTGCAGTCCGCGCGGACCGTACCCAACCGGGGCGGTCGGCAGCGCAGCGCGATCCCCGACGACGACGAGGACGCGCTGTTCGACTACTTCGCCAACAAGGACTGAGCCGCTCCGGCCGCTCGACCTTACGGCGAAGCGCACCGCCCGCCGCGCAACTGCGGACGAACCCAGAGGCCCTGCCTCCCTGTGAAGGGACGCGGGGCCTTCTCGTGGATCCTCCGTGTGAGCCAGCGGAAAGGGCAGCAAGCAACGCCTTTCCCTACTGACACAAAGGAACCATCGCAATGCCTACTACCAACTACGCGGGCCTGTCCCAGCGCACCACCTACTGGGCCATGACCGAACACCTCAAGCACGCTGAGCCGATCGCCGTGCTCTCCAAGTACGGTATGTCTAAGCCGGTGCCCAAGAACAAAGCGGAGAGCGTGAAGTTCCGCCGCCCGGTGCCCCTGGAGCTGGCCAAGACCCCGCTCACCGAGGGTTCCGCTCCGACTTCCAAGGCCCTGCAATACGAGGACGTGACCGTCACGCTCGACCAGTACGGCGACGTCGTCGAGCTGACCGACAAGGTCCAGGATCTGGCCGAGGATCCGGTGCTCAAGGACGCCACCGAGCTCACCGGCGAGCAGTCCGGCGAGACCATTGAGTCGCTGATGTGGGGCATCCTGCGCGGCGGCACCAACGTCCACTACGCCAACGGCTCCGCCCGCGGAGACGTGAACACCGTCATCTCGCTGGGCAAGCAGCGCGCCATCACCCGGGCCCTGAAGTCCGAGCGGGCCAAGAAGGTCACGACCATGGTGTCCAGCTCCGTGAAGTACGGCACCGAGGCCATCGATGCTGCCTTCATCGGCGTGGCGCACACCCACTTGGAGGCCGACATCCGCGACATGCCCGGCTTCGTGCCCACCGAGAAGTACGGAAGCATGAAGCCGTTGCCGTATGAGATCGGCAAGGTCGAGGACGTGCGCTATGTCCTGACCCCGGTACTCGAGCCCTTCGAGGATGTCGGCGGCGATCCCACCACCAATGGCGTGGTTACCACCTCCGGGGGCTCACCGGGTCAGGCGGACGTCTACCCGATCGTCTACTTCGGCAAGGATGCCTACGGGCACATCGCGCTGAAGGGCAAGGAAGCGGTCGAGATGAAGATCCGCCAGCCCGGCCAGATCGACTCCAACGACAAGCTCGGCCAGATCGGCTGGGTGGGTTGGAAGACCTGGTGGAAAGGCTTCCGCGCCAACGAGGCCTGGATGGCCCGCCTCGAGGTCGCGGCGTCCGACCTGGCCTGATAGTCCCGGCGTGAGCCGGTAACGCAGCGGGGCCGCCTTCGGGCGGTCCCGTTGAACATCACATGCCGCCCGTGAGGGCCGCAGGAGAGCATTACCATGAGCGAGACCATCGACCTCAACGCCCTGAACAAGGACGAGCTCAAAGAGCAGGCCGACATCCTCGGCATCGAGCTGAAGGGTAACCCCTCAGCCGACACCATCCGCGCCAAGCTGCGCGAGGCCTTGGGCGAGCCCGAACCGGATGTTGAGACGGGCAAGGCAAAGGTGCCCCAGGTGGCCTACGGGCACGCCATTCGCCCGGGCGAGAAGATCTACACCGTCGAGATTCATAAGGACGGTAAGGACAAGCAGCCCGTGTTCCTGTCGTGCAACGACCGCAAGGTGCGGGTTCGTCGTGGCGACCAGGTGCGTATCGGTGCCGGCATCTACGAGAGTCTGAAGAACGCCGTCGAGCAGCGCTACGACACCGAAGCGGAAGAGTGGATCGACGTGCCTTCCTATCCCTACACCGTCCTCGATGTCGAGGCCGCCGCCGAGCACGGCGAGACCGCAAGCGACGAGGACTGATCCATGGATTACCTGACGCTCTGCCAGACCGCCCGGCAGCGGGCCGGCATGTCCGGCGCCGGTCCCGCCCAGGTCACCGGCAATTCCGGCGAGATGGCGCGCCTGGTGGACTGGGTGCGCCAGGCCTGGCTCGAGCTGCAGGGTGGCCACATGGGCGAGTGGAATGCGCTGTGGCGACCGCTCGACCTGCCGGTGTCCGCCGGTGCCGCCGAACTCGACCCGCCCGCCGACCTGCGCCGCCTGGTGCGGGATCGGCTCTATTTCGATGACCGGCCGCTGAGCTGGCACGCCTGGCGTGATCTGCCCCGTCAACCTGGACAGGGGCAGCACCCTACGGCGATCGCCGAGCGACCGGACGGCAAGCTGGTGCTGTGGCAGGCACCCGAGTCGGCCGGCACCCTGCACGGCGAGTACTACGCCAGGCTGCAGGTGCTGGAGAACGGAGACGACGAGCCCTGGCTACCGCGCCACCTGCAGGACGCCATCATCTACCAGGCGCTGATTTACTACGCGACCTACGAAGACGCCCCGGAGATCTACCAGGACGCCCGGGACAGCGTGATGGACTACCAGCTGCGCATGGCCAACGAGCTGCTACCGGCCTGGGATCTGACCGCGGGGCCGATCGCATGACCCGAGTGCGCGCCAACTACTTCCCGCTGCGCGGTGGGCTGGATCTGGTGACCCCGCTGGGCCAAGTGGATCCCGGCCGAGCCAGCGACATGCGCAACTTCGAGGTGTCGGTGACCGGCAACTACCGGCGCATCGACGGTTACGAGCGCTTCGACGGCCAGCCCGCGCCCCACCTGGGCAACCCGGTG